CTAGTGCTGGAGCGGCAGCAGCACCAGCTTCTCTTGTTGTATCAGATTCTGGTGGAGAACCTGAAACTGCTTCTGCGTCTTTTCTAAGTTCTTCTTCTTCCTGGAAATCCCACCAGGCATCAAGCAAATCATAAACTGTCCATAGAGCAAGACCAACATTTAATAGAGTCCAGAGAATGCCAGGAATGGCTCCGATTCCAGTTGCAGTTATTGCTAAACCTACGAACACTCTCGCAAGAAGTGGCATAATCTTCTTTGCGATATAAGTTTGACCAAATCTTCTTGAAAGAAACGCTACGAATCTTCTACCGACCGGACCAGATAACCAACCTCCACCTTCTCTTACCGCTGCTCTTGAAACAGCTCTTCCAGTTCTTGGATCTCTAAATCCAGATCCTCTTAAAGAAGGAGCGGCTCGAGGAGCAGAGCGAATCTGACGAATTCTTTGAGTTCTCTTATAGATGTCAAATCCAGTTTTACCAATTCTATAAGCAGCATATCCACCCATTACTGCTGCGCCAGTATTTTCAACTCCAAAATAATCAGAGACTGCACCAATTACCATTCCTGGAAGTATGCCTTTTATACCTCCAAGAATATAGCCCATGAAGCCACCGGATACAAGACCTCCACCAATGGAAGCACTTAAATCAAATAGCCACTTGTAGTCTGTCTTAAACTGTTCAATGTTTTGAGTAAGTTTATCAAATTCAGTATCGTCTAGCGATCCAAGAATAAGAGATCCTGCACCTAAGATTCCAAGACCAGCTAATAAAGCTTTACTACTAAATAAACCTTTTGCTCTACCTGCGGCCCCTTCAGTATCAACTAAACCAGACAGTCTGTCTTTAATGTTACCGAATGGATTAGTCGGGCTTTCAATTGCTGATTCTCTTTCAGCAGCAACAGCCTGATCATAAACTTTCTTATCAAATTCGAGTTGTTTCTTAAGTGTGCTATTAATAGAAGTTAGTTGTTTAATTGCTACATTTAATAGCTTATCAGTTGGCATGTTCTGATTCACACCAGAAGCTTTCACCGCTTTTGGCGGTGGTAAAGTTCCGCCTCCAGCAACGCGCTGCTTACCAGCAGTTCCTGCCATGCCGAAGTTTGCATAAATTACATTAGTAGTTTTGTTCTGCTGTACTGGTTGTTCTTGCTGATCTCCAAGACTCGATAAACCTCTAGCAGCACCAGCAATAGAACCAGCCAGTCCTTTCACAGCATTAAAGCCAGACTCTAGCACGTCTCCTGCTGCTGACAACGCAACCTTTCTACTTAGACGACCGAGTACTCTTCCTCTTGCCATTAGCGACTTCTACTTTCTATCTGTACTTTCTGTTCTTCCAAATATTCCATTAGCATATCAACATAAAGATCTCGTTCATATGGAATCAAGTTTTCAATCTCTGTAATAGAATATTTATGATGCTGAGCTAACGAAAACACCATCGAATAATATCGAGTGAGACTCGTATGACTCAGCCCCACATAAAAAAATCTTTGAGATTTGTTAACTCAATTTCCCTCTTACTTCCTAGAGAATTCTTGTACTCAATCTTATGATAGAGCTTTGGAATGTTCTCAAAGAACTTACGGATCTTATCAAACGTGCCTACATCTAAGCTATCAAGAAACTCTGTGATTTCTTGTTCAGAATAGTCACTCGCTGCATACACATTGTCTTCATCATAAATGGTATCAATGCAGTTAATAATAAAGAAAGTCATAAGATCGACTTCAGTTTCAAATTGACCCATTTTATCTGTAATATCTGCAGTTGGATACTTCATCATCATGCCAACGTTCTTATTGATTTCAATCTTAGAATTGATAACTTTCGGCAGTTGAACTTCGATTTCATCAAGATTTACTTCAAAATCATAGATGGTATCATCTTCAGTATCGCGATAAGAAAGCTTTACAACGTTGTTTACTGATTTCGCGCGAAGCTTAAGAAACAAATATTCAAGATCAAAAACTGCTAGTGAATCTACATCAATAGAATCTTGAAGACAGTTAACAAGAATCTGCTTAATTGCTCGAATGATTTCAGTATCGTTTCCACTCTGTTGAGCAATTAAAAGAATCTTTTCTTCTTTTACAAGGAAAGGTCTAAACACAACCTTTTGCTGTGTTGAAGGAATCACAACATCAAATAGAGGTTGATCGATTTTTGGTAATGGCATTATGTATTCTCCATAATATTAAGCAATTGTAGATGGTTGCCCGAGCGTATTTTTCTTTTCGGCACCTGGGCCAGCCGGAGTTGGTTTTGCGGGAGAGGTTGATGCAGGAGGCTGAGTAACTCCATTGAAAGAACTCGATGCAAGAACAGTCAGACGAGGATCTGACTCAGACTGAATATTATCTCTTACTGCGTCTCTACCCTTATTTGTAGATTGTTCTTTTTCTTCGTATGGATTTATTTGGCCAGTTTCAAATGCGTCAATTGCTTCTCTGTATCCTTTTACTGGAGCACGTGTTTCCATGTCTGTAAAGGCAAAAGTAACAGTGAACTTTTGATACTGATTTTCATCTGCCCAAGAAAGATTTGCAGACTGAATATTCATTGGAAAAACATCATACATGACATAGTCTGCAACCGCAATTAGCTGCTGATTATAAACGTTAACTGTTAGAACAGGACATGTATAATCGTCTTTAAATCCTACTTCGTAAGCTCCTCTAGAATTTAATCCTGGACGAGTACTTATTCCTTCTCTCATCAAAGCGCCTTTGGCTTCATATGTTACGATGGAATTCATCCATTGATGAAAAAAGTCTGGAATTTCTGAATATCGATCAATTATCCATGTGAGAGTTAGATCGCCGAACTGAACTCCGTATGGAATCTTTTCAACAGGACCATAGCCGTATCTACGGATATTCTCTTCTTCTAGAAGTTGAATAGTAGGCAATACAACATTCTCACAACGAAGTGTAAGAGGATCACGATAAGCAGACAACATTTGATTTAGTGGAGCTGTTGTCGGACTAGTTCTAAATGGTGAAAATGTAACTAGATAGCTGTGAGAAGGAAGAACACTTCCGCTTTCAATTTCAGATCTAAAGTTACTAATTGTAAACGATCTAGAAGGTGTAGACACATTTACATTTGATGGAGAATTAGAAAATGTAAGTGCTCTGTTTCCGATCGGTTCTTGCTCTTGGTTCGGAGTCGAAGTATTTGCAAATCGAGTAGGAGCTGGAGCGGCTCTTACATTACCACCTCGTCCAGATCTTCCGGTGCGTCCACCGGTTTGAGCAAGTGGATCTCCAGCCAAAGGTACCGGCGATTCACGATTTACGGGTTGTTGCTCTTCACCAGTGCTAATTTGACCGGTGGCGTTTGGATTTGCACCGCCGCCGGTTACCCACCAGTTCCATGCATCTGCAAAAATACCCATTACTTTCTAATCCCTAACATTCTCTTTGAATCGTTCCAGACCTGTGTCTTCGACTTCTTGGCGAAACGTTCTGTTGGTAAGAAGAGAGCAATGTCCCATTCGGAAGGATACACATACATAAAGCGAGAACGTACATGCTCATCTAGATAGTGCTTCACACAAGGAGAGAAGAATCTCATCTTTGAAATGCTTGTAAGAAGCTGATAATTGAGTTTAATCTTTGTCGACTCGTCGTAGCGAGTGTTGTTGGCATAATCATACAGAGCATCCATTAATTTTGCTCTGAGTTGTGGTGGAAGATAGTGAAGATTGATTCCATAGAATCCACCAGGAACTTTGCGAAATGGAAAGACCAGAGGAAACCTATCGTAATACGGAAGCTCTTCTTTGTACTTCGGATCATAGTTGAACATGTACATAGAGCCAACAATCGGACGATTTGTGAGACGAGATGTGTCGCCTTTCATCATCGATCGTTCATTCACTGTTCTCATTTTACCAGCAGTCTCACGAAACCAATCACGTGCTCCCTGAGTACGCGCTGGAATCTGTCCAGAACGAACACCCTGAGTAATGATTGTATCAAATATAGTTGCCACTAGAATTTAAGCCCCAAATGATCTTCTGTTAATATTTCGAAATCCCAGCCACGATCTTTACAGAACTCTGTGGCTGCTTTCCACTTGGCTTCATTTACGCCCCACGTCATCACTTCGTTGATATAACGTTTATTTGGTTTATTTATTACTTTTGGCGGGACTGTCTGGCTCTTTGGTTTGATCTCGATGAGAGCACATTTGATCTTACCATTCGGCATCTTCTTCTTAATATAGAAGTCTACAAAGTATCGATGCATTCGATTATCGATCGGAGAACGATATGGTATTACATGCTCTTCACTGGACCACTCTACAATGTTCGGGTCTTTGTCTAATCGAGACATGTAAACGAGTTCCCATCTCGAACGATAAACAATGTTCGTGGGATCACCTTTGTATTTTGAAGGGTTCAATGGTTTGAAAAAGCCTTTATACGCCATGGAGCTATTTATAAATAAAGAGAGAACTTTCAAAGAAGAGAACCATGGCACTTATCGATCTAAATATCAAAAGTTTTAAAAAAAATGGTGGTGGCATTGCTAATCGTCTTTTTGATGATGCTGTGAATAAGCTTGAACAGAAGCTAGAAAACACTGTAGAAGATCTGATCGGCAAAGGTTTAAGCAAAATCGGATTGTCTTCATCTGGTGTATCTAATTTTGTTTCTCGATTTAATGATTCTAAAATAAGTGGAGCTGAAGACGATTTCTTTAAAGATTCAAAGGCAGAGCAAAACCGTCTAGCTCCTCGTTATATTGTCGAGAACATGACCGCTAAAACTGGCGGTGAAACTGCTGCTGACGCCAACAGAAATATTTCAACGGCCGGCCCAGGGAACAGAGAGAAATTCTATCAGTTTCCAGAGAGACTTGGTGAATATTATATGCTTATGAGATTTAAGCAATATAAAAGACCGAATCCTCATTATAATGCTGAGTTGGTTCCATATGATACGTTTGCTCTTCCTATTCCAAGAGAAATTAAAGAGCAATTTGGAATCAATGTAAAGTCAAGTGCACAAGGATTTGCAGGAGGACTGGCTGACATTGGATTTACAGCTGCCGGTGGAAATGGTGCACGAGCAAATTCACAGCTAGATGCTCTACTATACAACGCAGCTGTAACTAAAATTGGAGAACTTTCGAGTCAAGGTGGAGAAATCTTAGGTCAGCTTGCTGGTGCTATTCCAAACCCTCATATGCAAGCAATCTTTGAAGGTGTTGAACTGAGAAATCACAGCTTCCAATGGACGTTTACACCAAGAAATGCCGAAGAAAGTCGATCATTAAGAAGTATGATCGACCTGTTTAAGCAAAATTGTTTGCCTGCTTTTAGTAAACTTGGCACTCCAGTTCTTCAATATCCACCTCTTGTTGATATTGAATTTGTACCATCAGAAATTCGTGATCTTATCAAGTTCAACACATGTATGGTCAAAGATGTAAGCATTAACTATGCTCCACAAGGTTTGCCTTCATTCTTCCATGGTACAAAACAACCAACAATGATTCAACTATCTCTTGAGCTTATTGAAACTGAAATTCAGACTGCAAACAAATATGGTGTTGGAGCTGGAACTCCGGAAAGAGAAGATGGAGCAACTAAGATTGTTGAAATGGTTGACAGGGGTTCAGATCGTATTCCTGGAGTAGCAGAAGCAAAACGCATTGTTGAATCTGGAGTAAGTGGTGTTATGACTGCATTCTCGGAAGGCGCAGCCGGAGCAAATAATCCATGAAATATTTCAATAGATTTCCAGTTGTAGATTACGATGGCAAGGTTGCTAAGAATATTTTAGCGCGAGTTGATTTTATTGATTCTTCGAAGAGAGATATTTACTCTAATTTTGATTACGTTTTAGAAGAAGGTTCTTCACGACCTGACGTTATTTCGAATAACTACTATAACTCTCCATACTATGATTGGCTGATTTATCTTTCAAATGGTGTAGTAGATCCTTATCACGATTACTACAGATCTGCACAAGATTTTCAGAGCTATATTATTGCAAAGTATGGATCGACCGCTGTTGCAAGAAGAAATATTCTTTTTTATCGAAATGACTGGTCTGCTGATGAAAGTCTTATTAGTGAATCTGTTTATGACAATCTTCAACCGGCAATTAAAAAGTATTGGAAGCCGAGGCTGAATAACACTGGCCAGATTGTTGGATATGAAAGAATAAAAGAAGACTGGACAGTTTCAACAAATCAAATTGTAAAACTGGTAATTACTTCTGATATTGATAACTTTAATATCGGTGACATCGTTGAGCAAGACGATGCGGAAGGAACCGTCATATTAAAGAATGCTTCTGATAATTCTATTACTCTCCAACACATCACCGGAGCTTTTGTAGCGAATACAGAAGATGGTATTACATCAGTAACGATTCTAAAAAAGAATATTTCAGATGTTGAAGCTGCTTTCTGGTCTCCTGTGACAGCATATGATTATGAAGAAGAACAAAACGAACTAAAGAGATATGTAAACATTATTAAAGCAAGCTACTTGCCAGATATTGAAAAGCAATTTGTTGAGTTGATTAAGAGATGACAACTGTTTCTATGCGTGAAGGTCAGTTCAAGCTGAATACGTTTGAACTGACTACTTCTACTGGTAGAATTATTCACTTGGGACCATATTGTTCTCGAGCAGATATCTATGAAAACATTCTAGAGTCTACAACTATTGCAGAGTTTATTATTGTTGATCGAGTTGGTATGTTCGGCCACTTTAATTTTATTGATCAGAAGATTAATATTGAATACACAACATACGAAGACAATGCAGAAGCTTCTGTTAAATACGAATTCTATCCTGTAGAACAAAATCCGAGTACAGTTCTACCGGATGACAAAGGTGTGGTGTTTACTCTTGTATGTGTTTCAAAAGAAGCTATTAAGTCTTCGCAGATTAAAAACGCTCCGTACGTAAGATCAAAAATCGAATGTGAAAAAGCAATCTTAGAACACCTGAGTATCTTAGAAACTAAGAAGCAGTTATTCTTTGAAAAAACACATGGCCTTCATGCGTTTAACTTCACCGGGCTGAATCCATTTGTGGCAATCGACAAGATTCGTTTAAAAGCAATGTCGAGTACGTACAAAGGGCACTGTTTTACTTTCTTTGAAAATAGCAAAGGATATCACTTTAAGTCTTTTGAAGCTCTAATTAAAGAAGGTAAAAGCAAGATTGGTGATAAGTACTTTGTTCAAATGCCAGTTGGAGAAGCAGATATTACCGCTTCCAAATGGAGAAACATTCTTGCGTGTAAAGTAGTTCAACCTGGTGGTCCTACAGCTACTCGTGCATTTGGAGCTGGCAAAGTTCGCATCAAGAGAAAGAATATTATTACTGGTGTAATTGAAGACGTAGACATCGATTCATCAAAACTTGATTTTGTAAGCTTAAATGAAGGTTCTGTAAATTTATCGGCAACAACACAAAATGAGTTGTCTCAAAACGAAACTAAACTTGTCATGACATACTATGATCCTACCGTAGAAGAATCTGACAGTGCAAATGCTGAGGCGGTGAGACCATATTACATGGCTCATCTTTTGAATACCATTGCTCATATTACAATTTATGGCGATTCAACGATTACTGTTGGTGATGTAATTACTGCAGATATTCCGATTCATGATGGTCTAACCACTGGTGAAGACACTGCTTATAAAGAATCAAGTAAAACTATGGCTGGCAATTATCTAGTAATGTCATGCCGTCATATTTTAAACTTCAACGAGAATGCTCAGTATCTTCAAGCACTTGAAATTGTAAAAGATGGTGTTTACGGTGAATTGCCTAAAGCTAGATTAACATAAGGAAGATATGATGGAAATCCAAAAGTGGTTCGAAGGCAAAATTCATAGCATTGATGATCCTGAAAAGCTTGGTAGAGTTCAGGTTGAAGAAGTTCTTGGTCACACTGTAGGAAAATATCGCGAAGATCCGGATAGTCTATTCTGGTCTCATGTTCTTATGTCTCCGGCAAATGCAAACGCCAAGGGCATAGGAATGAGTCCACATGGACTTACAGTAAACTCAAAAGTTCTTGGATTTAAAATTAATGATGCTCTGTCATATGTAGTTGGTACAATTGCTTATGCAGAAGATGATAATAACCATTCTATCTCTCGATACGCTAGAGAAAAAGGTCCTGTTAAAAAAGATTATATTGAAGAACTCGGCGAAAAGAAATCTGAGTATGCGGCAAAGTATCCACACAACAAGACAATTACAACAGAATCTGGCCACGTAATAGAACTAGATGATACACCAAGAGCTGAACGTATTCATGTCTATCATAAATCTGGTTCTTATGTAGAGATCTTTCCAGACGGATCTATCGTAACCAAGTCAATGAAAGATTCGACAAGTGTGACCATGAACGACCATGCAATTAGTGTTGTAAAAGGCGATTTACAAATCTTAGCAAATGAAGGCAAGATTCAAATTACTTCTGATGGAGACATTGATTTAGTTTCAAAATCTGGTGTTGTGAATATTCGTGGTGGTGTTATTGGATTAAATGGATAATGTCTGTCGTTCTTGAGCTACCAAAGATTCCAAAATTAGAATGCTCACCAGATGGTAAGGTGAGTAAAAAGGACTTAGATGCTTATTTTAAAAATGTCGGTAGAACTATCGGCCGACTTAATTTATCTGTTACAAGCTTAGATCTAGATGATGAATGTACTGTTGCAATCTTAGCAGCGGCAGTTGCAATTGAACAAGTAGTAAAGCCTTTAGACGGTGTGACAACCAAACCATTTAACAAACTCAAGTCAATAGAACTTGAGTTAAAATATAGAGCTCGTGAACTTGGTAAAGATATTGAAGAATATTTTCAAAAGAAAGTTTCTGAAATATTACTCGATTTGATTGGACTATTAGGAATTCCGAATCCGTTTGAAGTGCCAATTCCTTTTATTGGCACCGCTACACTTCTAGACGATCAAGGAAATGTTTATCAGTATGATCCTGTGATTGCAGATCTATTCACAAAAGATGGTCAAAGAAAAGTAAAGCTAGCAATACAAGAAGATATTGAAGAAGTCAAGAAGTTCTTTAAAGACGCAGAGTCTACATTCAACGGTGATCTTGGAATCAAATCACTAGATCTAGAAGTTGAAGAGCTTTGGCATAAAATAAAAAATTGGTTTAATAATCTCATTAATGACTTTATTGGTTCTGTCGCAGACGCTATCGGAAGAGCGTTGAAAGCAATTCCAATTATTGGAAAACCTATCTATGATCTTGTGTCTGCTGCAGTAGATCCAACGATTACTGTAGAGCAAGCTTTTGATAAACTAGTCGCAGAGTATAAAGCTAAAATTAAGAAAGCCAAAGAAGACTTTTTGTCTGGTAAGATTTTAGAAGATATTGGTGAACAACTCTTAAATGAAGCAATTGACAAGATTCTTGCAATTCAAATTCCTTTGATTGGCACAGTTGGCGATTTGATTGATATTGATCCTAAGAAAAGAGACATCATCATTAAGGTCGGTGACTTTCATGAGATCGAAGATAAAGTAAAAGAATTTATTGCTAAAGCTCGTAGATTCTTTAAGGGCGGATTGATTGTTAAGATTAATGATATCATCGCCAAAGCACCAGGTTATATTTTAAGTCAATTTCCGATTGTAGGTAAGATCTTTAAAGTAATTAAGAGAGTTGCAGACATTCTTTCTGGCAAGAATCCTCTTTCAGAATGTGAAGTACTTAGCATACTCTTACCTCCGATTTTTAGCTTTGGTAGTTTAATTGAGAACTTACTTCCATCGTGTATAGAAGTCGTATACGTAGAATAAATAAAAATAAAGAGAGTTGAATGGCAGACATTTCTAGAATTGATAAGATTACTAGGACCGAGAAGACCGGTGAACCTTATTATAGTGATTTCTATAATAACTTCAACGTGCATCCTCAGAACAAGCGTTTGGTAAAATACACAAACGAAGAATCTGTCAAAAGAGCAATTCGTAATCTAATTCAGACTGATAAAGGCGAACGTTTTTTTCAACCTGAAGTAGGATGCAATATACGTTCTTTACTCTTCGAGCCGATGGTGGAAACCACAACCATTCGCATGAAAGATATGATTCAAGATACTATTGCTAAGTATGAAAAAAGAGCAAGAGTTCTGAACGTTGAGATTTATCCATTCGAAGCTCGCAATGCGTATGATATATTCATTGTTTTTGAAGTAATAAATAGTGTTAATCCAGTAACTCTTAACCTCACATTGTATAGAGCGAGATAATGGCTAATTCAAGCATCATACTTACACAGCTAGACTTCGCGTCTTATAAAGCATCACTTAAAGCACATCTCCAAGAACAAACTGAGTTCAAGGATTATGATTTCGACTCAAGTAACATGTCGGTGCTTCTAGACTTGCTTTCTTATAATACATATCAAAATGCTTTCTACATGAACATGGTCGGTAACGAGATGTTTCTTGATAGTGCTCGACTTCGCGATAGTGTTGTTTCGCATGCAAAAGAATTAAATTATCTTCCACGTTCTTTCACATCTTCAAAAGCAAAGATTCAACTGAGAATTACACCATCTGATTCTACAAAGAATTCAATTGTAGTTCCAAAAGGCACATCATTCATTTCAAGAGTAAATGATTTTTCTTATACTTTTACAACAAATGAAAACGTTGTATTGACTGCTAAAACAAATGGAACGTTCATAAGCGAATCAATTAATATTTACGAAGGTGTTTATCTTACAGATACGTATGCCGTGGATTACAACAATCCACTGATCTATAAAATTAATAATAAGACAGTAGATATTTCTAGTGTGAATGTTACAGTGCTCGAAGACAATGGTTCTACTATTCTAGAATATTCTCGAGCAACATCGATGTTTGGTCATGATGAAAATGCTAAGGTTTTCTTTTTACAACCAGCAGTCGGTGATACGTATGAAGTAGTATTTGGTGATGGCGTTGTTGGCCGTAAACCAAAGAATAACTCAATTGTTATAATCGAGTATAGAACATCAAATGGCGAACTTCCAAATGGAGCATTTAGATTTATTAATGCTGCTCGTATTGATAATGAAGCCAACGTTGCAATTGTAACTCTAACAGCTGCTGCGGATGGCACAGTCGCCGAAGATCTAAACTCGATTAAATTCAATGCACCAAGAGCTTTCACAACTCAAGAACGAGCCGTGACTGCTGAAGACTATCAGAATCTTCTGAAAGCAAACTATCCAGAAATCAATGCTGTGACAGCTTATGGCGGTGAAGATGCTACACCTCCACAGTATGGACGTATCTTTGTTTCAATCGATCTGACAGATGTTGATGGTCTACCAAAGATCAAAGAAGACGAGTACAGAAGATTCCTTCGTTCACGTTCATCTGTTGCGATGGAACCACTGTTTATTACTCCAGACTATACATACCTCAAAGTTGATAGTACTGTTCGATACAACATTAACAGAACAGGTCTGAATCCAGAAGATCTTCGTACATATGTAATTGATTCTATTCTGAACTATGCTGCTACAAATCTGAATAGTTTCGCAAAGACATTCAGATATTCAAAGCTTGTTCAATCAATCGATGCAACTGATAACTCAATCATCAGTAACGAAACAGACATTAATCTTGTCAAGTATCTGACTCCAACTCTTGGAGTTCCACTTAACTTGACAATCGATTTTAAGTGTCCGTTGACTCAAGAAATTCCTCTACTCGGTGACGAGCATCCTCTTATCGACGTTCATGGCGTTACATCAACTCCGTTTACTTACACTGGAATTCAGAACTGCGTTCTAGAAGACAATGGTGATGGTGTTATTCGTATTGTAACTCCAACTGGATCAAACCACAAGAAGATTGTTGATGTTGGTACGGTTGATTATAATACTGGTGTAATTCGTCTGACTAACTTTATTGTTCAGAATTATGTTGGAACATCTCTTAAGATCTATGCCGTTCCAAGATCACGTGACATTACTGCCATCCAGAATGTGATATTAAATATCATTGAATCAGACGTGAACATCACAATCGAACAGATCAGAGAATAATGAAGAAAATAGAAGCAATCATTTCTCCATTTGTTGAGAACCAGTTTCCTTCGTTCTATAAGGAAGAGGGACCGCAGTTTATTGCTTTTGCAAAAGCATATTTCGAATGGATGGAATCTGCTAACAACGTTCTCTATCAAGCTCGTAAGCTTCCAGACTATCGTGACATTGATACAACTGTAGATGATTTTATTCTACAGTTCAAAGAAAAGTATCTGAAGAACATTCAGTTTGATACTGCTACAAATAAGCAGCTGTTGATCAAGAACTCACTTGACTTGTATCGCTCAAAAGGTACTGAGCGTTCGATTGACTTGTTCTTTAAACTGGTATATGGTACATCAGCCGAAGTACGTTATCCTGCTGATAATATTCTTCGTGTGTCCGATGGCATTTGGGAAAGACCAGAATATCTAGAAATTACTCATAGTCGCTACAACGTAGACTATGTTGGTAAGCAGATCGTTGGTGCGATCTCAGGTGCGAAAGCTTTCGTCGAGAAGTTTATTCGTCGTCGCACATCCGTCGGTTATGTAGATCTTCTTTACATTTCAGGGCGTCAAGGTGAATTTAATAATGGCGAACTCATTGGTCTGAATGTCAATAACAATCCAGTCTATGATCGTACAAAGAGAGCCAAGCTAATTGGTTCTGTTAAGCGTGTAATTCTACAAGATCGTAGCCGTGATTTTAAAGTTGGTGATATTGTTACATTTACCGGAACATCAAACGGGCTTGGAGGATTAGCTCGTGTTGAATCGGTCAGTGAAGCAACTGGTATTGTAGACTTCATCTTTATTGATGGTGGATATGGTTACACACTGAATTCTGAGTCAATCATCTCAGAGAAAGTTATTTCACTTGATACTGTTGTAGCCAATACAAACAGTGATCAATACTTCAGACTGTTCGAACAGGCTGTTGAACCAATCATCAATGCTACATTTACAAGTGC